GGAATATCCCCTCTTTTTTATTTGCGCAAATAAAAAATAAGTGAGGTATTTAAATTATGCACATTAATTTTAAAGATAAAGAATTAGAATTATCATTCGGGTTAGGTTTTTTAAACAAAATTGATAAAGAATTAGGCTTAGAAGTAGAACAAATGACAATCGGTCAAGGTTTAAACATGTTAGTACCTAACCTACAAAACGGAAATATTGTTGCATTATCTAAAGTGATTAAATCAGCAACTGCTCATCATAAAAAGAAACCACAAACTGATGAAGAATTAGAAACGGTTTTAGAAGATATCGCAGAAAACGAAGGTATTGATACTTTTAGTGAACAAATCATCGAAGAATTGGGAAAGAGACCTTTAACCCAAAACCTAGTGCCAGACGAGTACAAACAAGACAAGAAGAAAAGCAAGTAGACGACGACATATTAACGTTTGATAGAGTTGTTGTCGTTTGTATGAGTAAATTGAAGATATACGACTTGCAACGAATAGAAATGATGACGCTCAGAGAGTTTAACTATCGTATGTATGCACTTGAATATGAGCAACTTGATAAAGACATGGATATGTATAAACTCGCCTTTGCTATACGTGATGCACAAGCGGAGCAGAAAAAACGTGGTGGCAAAAAGGGAGAAACTGAGTACAGGTTTAGAAGTGCTAACGACATCATGGACTATGAGGAAAACGTTAAGCGTCTTAATAGAGGAGAGCCTCTCAAATTCGGTTCAGACTCTAAACGTGATACCGATGCACCTACTGACTTACTCAAATTAATTGCAAATCACAACAATTCTTTAAGAAAGGAGTGATGATGTGGCAGAAGCTAATTATAGTATTAAAGCACAAATTGAGGCGAATACACGTAAGTTTAAAAGTGCTATCCAATCAGCTAAGAAAGTGGCTCAAAACTTCAAGAAAACACAAGAATCAATCAAAGATACTAAATTAGATGGCGATTCTTCTGGCGTAATGAAAGCAGTTAAAGCTGCAAGAGATGCAGTAAAAGGCTTTGACAACACTCATGCTGATGCTGAACTTGACGCAGATATTTCTGACGTTAGAGACAAAGTCGCACAAGCAAAATCTTTAGTTGAAAAGTTTGATGCTTATCGTGGTGATGCAGAGTTAGACGCTGATATATCTAAAGCCACTACAAACATCAAGAAAGTGCAGAAGTATTTAGATATGTATGATAATTCTGATGCAGAAGCAGATGCAGATGTGAATATTAGAAAAGCTATTACACATATATCTGAATTACAACATAACCTAGATAGTATCGATGGTAGTAAGTATTCAGCAACATTAGATGCAGATGCAACTAGAGCAAGAGAATCAATCAAATTAGCTAAGAAGCAACTTAATGACTTCGCTCATCAAAAAGCTAAAGCTAATCTTGAAGTTGATAGCGCTGGGGCTATGGCAAAAATACAAATATTCAAAGCTATGCTGCGTTCTATCCCTAACCGACATCGTACTCGGCTTGATGTTGACGGTAATCCAGCAATAGCTTTCTTCAAACAACTACACAAAGGTTTAGAAGATTATAGTAATTCATTAGATAGCTTAGCAAACGATATCAGATCATTCGGAACTGTCTTCGGTAACATGATTAAAGGTTCGTTGCTTGCTAACATTTCGTTACTTGTTCCAGCAATAGCGAGTGTAGTACCAGCCTTAATGGCAGTATTAAATGCATTAGGTGTAGTTGCTGGTGGTGCGCTAGGTGTAGCTGGTGCATTTGGTGTAGCTGGCGCAGGTGCAGTAGCATTTGGCGCTATGGGCATCAGTGCTTTAAAAATGTTATCAGACGGTACATTAGAAGCAACTAGAGAAACTGAACGTTACGAGGCTTCATTAGAAAGTTTAAAAGGTGCATGGGCAGACCTTATTAAACAAAATCAAGCACAAATCTTTAATACATTAGCAAATGCGATTGATACTGCTAAAGTTGCGTTAGCTGGACTTACACCTTTTATCAACGGTGTATCTAAAGGAATGGAACAAGCAAGTGCTAAAATGCTTAATTGGGCTAAAAACTCACAAGTAGCACAGAAGTTCTTCGAGATGATGGGTACAACTGGCGTAAGAATATTTAACAATATGTTAGATGCTGCCGGCTCATTTGGTAGTGGTTTAGTTAGTGTACTTACACAAATTGCCCCATTAGCCGAATGGGTATCACAAGGCTTTAAGAAAATGGGGAAAGCATTTAATGAGTGGGCGCAGTCAGTTGAAGGACAAAACGCAATTAAGTCATTCATCGAATATACTAAACAGAATTTGCCATTAATAGGTCAGATATTCGGTTCAACATTTAGAGGTATATTCAACTTAATGAAAGCATTCGCACCTAATACTCATCTTGTATTACAAGGATTAGCAGATATGGCTAAGCAATTCGAACAATGGAGTTCAACGATTGCAGAGAGTGATGGATTTAAGAAATTTATAGAATACGTTCAAGAGAACGGACCTAAACTTATCCAATTAATAGGTAATATCATTCGTGTTCTTGTAAATATTGGTACTGCTATGGCACCTTTAGCATCATTTGTATTAGATGTGGCGTTAGCTATTACTGATTTTATAGGTAAACTAACAGAAGCAAGTCCTATAATTGGTATGATTATCGGTATAATTGCAACGTTAGCTGGAATATTAATGGCATTAGCACCAGCGTTCATTTTTGTAACTCAAGTAATTATCCCCCTTATTACTACATTCGGTGGTTTGAGTGGGATAATTAGCGTTGTCATGGGCGCTATAGAATTTTTAGGTGGCGTACTTGCAGCATTATCTGGTCCAGTAGGCATAGCAATAGCAGCAGTAGTAGCAGTAATCGCTGTATTTGTTGCTTTGTGGAAATCATCGGAAGTAGTTAGAGACGCTGTTAAAAATGCATGGGATGCTATCTCAAGCGCAGTTGGAAATGCAGTTAAAGCAGTTATTGACTTCTTTAAAGATTTACTAGGACAAATGGATTACGTTAAAGGTGCTGTTGACTCATTAGGTTCTATGTGGGACGGTTTCGTCACTATTGTTGAAGGTGCTATCAAGTTGCTATCACCTTTATTTGAGTCAACGTTTAACGCGATAGTAAACACTGTAAAAATAGCTTGGGAAGTTATTAAAGCAGTTATTACAGTAGCGATGCATGTGATAGTAGGTACAATCACTGTTTTACTTCAAATATTGACTGGCGATTGGCAAGGTGCATGGCAAACACTTCAAGAAGTGGGACAAGCTATTTGGGACGCTATTGTTCAAGCTGCGATTAACATATTTAATATTTTAAAAGATGTATTAACTCAATCGTGGCAAGCAACAGTTGATATGTTCTCAGCTATATTCGGACCATTAGCAGAAATAGCATCGAACATATGGAATGCGATTGTACAAGCTGTTTTAACAGTAGTTGTTCAATTAGGTGTATTCCTAATGAATTTATGGACTTCTATTGTCACTACTGCTCAAACGATTTGGACGACTTTAGTCACGGTGGCTTCCACAATTTGGCAAATGATTGTTACTACAATCGTTACGGTAGTCCAAACATTAGGTATATTCTTATCAACCATATGGCAAACCATTGTTACAGTTGCTCAAACTTTCTGGACGTTGCTTGTTACAGTCGCACAAACAATTTGGACTACATTAGTTACTGTAATTACAACAGTAGTTCAAAGTATAATAAGTTTCGTTCAAGCTGGTTGGAGTTTACTTTTATCAGTAACAAGTACAATTATGTCTGCGATTTCTGCATTCATAAGTGCTATTTGGTCAGCTATTGTTAGTATTATCACTTCGATTGTATCAAGCATCATTTCGTTTGTATCAAGTGGTTGGTCGTCGCTAATGAGTATCACTTCATCAATCATGAGTGCCATTTCTAGCTTTATTTCAAGCATTTGGTCATCAATCGTTAGTTTTATTACTAACGCAGTATCAAGAGCAGTTAGCTTTGTATCAAGTGGATTTTCTAACATGCTTAGCGCAGTTGGTTCTGCGATGTCTGGAATTGTAAATTCAGTCATTTCAGGAATGTCTAATGTGGTTAGTTCAGTAACGTCAGGTGTATCAAATGCAGTAAGTGCTGCGCGTAGTTTTATCGGTCATATGGTTTCTGTTGGTCGTGATTTAATCATGGGACTTATTAATGGTATTAAAGCAATGGCAGGACAAGTTGCATCTGCTGCAAAAAATGTAGTAATGGGTGCGGTTAATGCTGCTAAAAGCGCCTTACACATCGGTTCACCTTCAAAATTATTCAAACAATACGGTGTATGGACTATGGAAGGTTTAGGCATCGGAATTAATAAAGAAGGTAAAAATGTTATCAGTGGCATGGGTAGCATGGCTAATAGTATTACAGACGCGTTTAATAGTAATTTAGCCATTCCAGATATAACTGCCAACATGAAGAAAGTAAACGCTAATATGAACGCTCAAGTGCAACATACACACAATATCAAAACAAATCCGTCACAACGTGTTGTACGCATTGAAATGGGCGTTGATAACGATGCACTAACTACAATCGTCAACGAACAAAACGCTAATCGTGACGCTACATTTACATTTTAAGGAGGTCGTTCAATGGATTTAGAAATCAAGAAACAAAACGGAGAAAAATACACATTGGGCGACTTCGGTTTTGTCGTCGATGATGTGATTATTGAAAGTATGGAAATTGAAGATAATTACGAAACAAAAGAAAACACAAGTGGTCGTATTCTTTTGAGTAGTCAGTATCGTAAACGTAAGATAAACGTAAAATGTCATGTAAATT